TGAAGAAGAATTAATAGAAGTAGTAGTTGGCGTAAATTAATGTCACTGTTCAAATTTTACACCAGAGATTATGAAGGTGAAAGAGTAATTGACACCTTGCACTGGCGTGATAGTAAAAAAGATGATGATGGTGTTTGGATACCCAAGACTATCATAAATGAAGATCACTCACAAACAGCATTTGTAATAGGTAATGGCCCTAGCAGATTAAAATACGATCTCAATCTTTTGGATGGACAGCACGGAGGCGTCAGTGGCATAATGAGTGTTGGTCAAAGCTATGGCTGTAACATGCTATTCAAAGACTTTTCACCAACCTTTTTAATATGTAGCAACCAAGAAATATGTGATGAGATAGTCAAAACTGAATATTGTGAAGACAATATTGTGTACAGTACACGTAAATGCATTATTAAAAATCCAGGAAAGTTTCATTTATATCCACACTGGAAACAAATGTATGCTGGTCCTGCGGCAGTACGTCTAGCCTGTGCGGATGGACATAAGCGTGTTTTTATGATTGGATTTGATTTCTACCATGAAGCATCAACGCATTTGTATCCTGAAATGAAAAAAAGTTATAGACCCATCAGTACTCCAAAAGCTATCAATCCGCCGTTGATAAATCAGTTAAGATCTATTTTTGAAACTTATGAGGATGTAGAGTTTTACCATGTGCAGCCTGAACGTGCAAACTTTGTTGAACATGTAATAGACGAATGGAACTGGTGGCATAATGTAAAAACTATAGGTATGTTACAATTTATTAATCTAGCACAACTAGGCGCTGTCCACAAATAGTTCACTTACAGTTTTAAGTTTTAAATAAATTTCTTGTGCATTCAATGTGCTAAAAACACCTGGGTGCAATGGTTTAGGTAAAGTCTGTGTATCAGTCCATGCATAACCCTTATGTTCTGAATTCAATTTGGGTATAAATTCTTCTTCTACTACTATTACATATGTATGATACTCAAATTTTTTATTAGTATTAGTAAATTTATCTAATGGTATTACTTTGATATGTTCAGGAATTGATCCTATTTCTTCTGTTATTTCTCTAAATAATGCCTCAACAATAGTTTCATTAGACTCTACACGACCTCCAACAAAAGCCCACGTATTTTTGTATCTATCACCAGCTCTTAATAGAAATAATATTCTGCCTGTTTTTTTACTGAAGAATATTGCACCAACACTTGAATTTAAGTTATATAACAAGTTGCCAGTCGCCGGCCGTGTACTCACCTTCATAACTCTTTACCCATGCTGAACCGTTCCACTTGTACTGTATACCGGTATTATTGTTTATCATATAGTGTACACTTTGTTCTCTACTACTGTCAAATGCTATTTTCCAACCCGTACCGTCATACTCTATAATATCATTAGCGCCGGCAATAAAATCATTTCCGCTGCCATCCTGCCAAGCAGTGGGACCTACTTGATTAGTTGAACTGCCTATAGGTTTGAGGATCAAATATCTTTGGCCTACTACTGCTGTAGGTAATCCGGCGCCAGGTGCAACTCTTAAGGGATTAATAATTTTAATAACAGGAGTTATGTCATTTGTTGGAACTGTGTCAGAATCTACAGTGAACAATAATTTAGTATCATCAGTGGGGTGATATGCCACTGTGCCTACTACTTCCCCTGTCCCTACTTCCAATCTTACTTGACTGATGCCAGGCTGAAGATCTCCATATTGATTAATGAGTGCCTTCCAATTACTCGGATTTCCTATTTTTTCAGGAGGATCGTTTTCTATATCTGGGTCAACTTTATTTGTTACAGTTTGATCTCTCTCAATTATTGTAATCTGATTACCCAATACAAGAATACCATAGTTCATAGGTGTAAATTTCATACGCTCCCCTAGAAGTGTGCCTCTATCTATAATACCATCATCAATACTTCCTGATTCATCAAAAATAGTTGCTACTATCTTTTGTACAACGCCCAATTTCTTAACCTTGGCTGGGGCAGAGATCCAAATAGGTACACTAAAAGTAAATGTTGCAACATCAATCTGCTCTTCAGTACCCACAGGAATAGATCTATTTGACCAAGTTGTATTTGTAAGTTCAATATAACTTAAACTTCCCCAGTCTAAATAATTATCAGTACTCTGTATTTCTAGGGTTGGGTTAAAAAGAACACAAATTTGTTCCCACAGTTGAAGTTTTTGTGTCGTATTGCTAGTCCAAATATCCACATTCATTGTTAGATTATAAGGAACTGGCATTAGTCTCTCAACTGTAAAAGCATTGCCCTGTTGGTTTGTGTATTCACCAGTGTCCTTATTAAACTTGCGCATTCTAATATTTCTTTTTTCTAAAAAAGTTGGTTCTTGCAAGCGATCTCTTGCATAATCAAGAGTGTTAACATAACAACTAATCATAGGTACAGGCAATGCTTTGTTTTCGCTATTATCACGTATAATATTTGAGACCATTCTAGAAGCATCACCGTACTTTATAGGCACAGTAAGGAGTGTAGTATTGCCGTTCCTGTCCTTGCCATATTCAATCTGGAAGTTGCTAAAGGCTCGTATGAACTGGACTATAAAACGTCTTATCTGATTATCATAAAAAAATTGTTGGGCCATTAGATATCTTCCTGAGCCTCAAGTGCTTTACTTAGGGCTTGTCTTTGACTAACAACCACATTATCGTCCGTTGTAGTTGTTTTTGTATTGTTTATGAATCCATCTCTTAGTGTATTGCCAGTTCCTGGTGTAAGCTTACTACGTTGATCGTCTTCTATCTTGACCCAACGTGCACCATTGAACCTGAACAATCTGTTTGGAAGGAAGTCTAATCTTAATACATAATCACCTTCAATTGCGTTAGTTGGGAAGGCAGTTACAGCACTTACTGGTAAACCGTTAGGTGCTAATCCGTCCCCTACTAGATAACCAGAATAGGTTTCAGTATTAACAGGGGATATGCGTGTGTTGTCAGCTGTAACTAATGCACTGTCGCTAGTTATAGCCAATTCATCAGCAGTATGTCCCTTAGGATCAAGTGGCTGTCCTACTGAATCAACAGGAGCGACATAGTATTTACTAGTATCGTAGCCGCTTTCAGGTACTTCACGCTCAGCCTCAGCAACTATCTCATTACTAATCTGTAATTCTTTTTGGTATGTACTTAAAAGGTCTTTTAGTGTGGCTCCTGTGCTTTCCCCAGTGCTGCTATCAATCTCAATTTTATTAAGTATATCACTATACTCTTGACTATCTACTAATGGTGTGCATTTAATACGCCATAAGTGAGGCCACCAGGTAGGCGAATATCCTTCACTAGGGCGTGTGCCTTCTTGAACTACGTAATACCTTTTAAGAGCTAGCTCTAAACTTGTATCCAGTCCATTGTGGTCTGCAAGATGTGGCAACTCTAGTACATCTCCGCTCATTAACTTCCTACCAAGGGCGTTAATCATATTGTTATAATGGAATGTGATAAAGATAGTATCATTTTGTAAGAATAGCCCAAATTGACTTAGATCAAAATCTGTGTCTGCTACATTATAAATGCCTCTTAAATTGTATACGTCCTCGTCATATTTACGATCTCTATTTTCTAAGAATAACAGGTCCTGTATCTGAGAGACACTAGTTTCTGCTCCAGCTGTTTGTGGAATAATTCCTAAGTATTTGTGTATGTTTACACCAGTGCCACCAACAGTATACATCTCGTGGATACGTTTATCCATAAACGAGAAGTCGTTTGAGTGAGCACCATTTTGCCATAGACTGAGACGGGGCATTCCAAAATCCTTATATCCAGTATTTATAGGATTTTGCACGCCTATATACAATGAAATAAATATCATAATGCATTTAATGACATTTGGTGATAGCTGGACTTATGGTAGTGGAATTAAGTATGTTCCCGGTATGAGTCACAAGGAATATGATGATATATTTTTGGACAATGACGGGGCAATTTGGCGTACATTATTAAGTGAAAAATTAGATTGTGGCCATACTAATTTTGCATATTCAGGTAGTAGTAATCAAGCGCAATTTAGATTGTTGCGAGAATTTTTCAATGAAAATCAGCACAAACAACATTCTGATTTAGTCATTTTTTTTGGCATAACATCTGTATATAGAACACAGATATGGGATAACTCA